GGAGATGTGTATAAGAGACAGGTGGATTGGGAGAGCGTCGGCGAAACCGTCGGCAAAGCAGGAAAGGCGATCGGCGCAGCTTGCGCGGCTATGGGTGCGGCGATTGCGGCGGCGGGTGCGGCATTCTTCGGGCTTGCCGAAGAAACACGCGAAGCCCGCGAAAACATGGGTAAACTTGAAACCAGCTTCACGACGGCGGGACATTCGGCAGAGGACGCGAAAAACACCTATACGGAGTTGTACGGCGTTCTTGGCGACGACGGACAGGCAACGGAAGCCGCCGCGCACCTTGCGAAGCTGACTACGAACGAAAAAGAGCTTTCGGACTGGACAAACATTTGCACGGGCGTTTACGCGACATTCGGCGACAGCTTGCCGATTGAAGGCTTGACCGAAGCCGCGAACGAAACGGCAAAGACGGGATCAATCACGGGCAATCTTGCCGACGCGCTGAATTGGGCGGGCGTTTCCGAAGATGATTTTCAAGCCAGCCTTGACGCTTGCACATCGGAGCAGGAGCGGCAAGCCCTTATAACGTCCACGTTGAACGGGCTTTATTCAGAAGCGGCGGACAAGTACAGAGAGGTAAACGGCGACATTATCGACGCGCAGAAGGCAACAGCAAATCTGAACAGCGCTATGGCGGCGCTGGGCGCGATTGCTGAACCGATCATTACAAAGCTGAAACAGCTTGCGGCGGAGCTTTTGCAGGAAATAACGCCGTTCGTCGAGCTTATCGGAAAAGGCTTGACGGGTGCGCTTTCCGGTGCAGAGAGCGCGGCGGAGGACTTCACAGACGGCTTGCTGGGTATGGTTACGTTCGCGATCGAAAAGCTAACGGAAATGTCACCGACCTTCCTTGAATTCGCGGTGAAGATGATCGCGAATATCGCTACGGGCATAGCTCAATCGTTGCCGACGCTTGTTCCTTCGCTGGTTCAGCTTGTAACGGACATCGTGCAAGTTCTGATCGACAATATCCCGTTGCTGATCGACGCGGCTTTACAGCTTGTAACAGGGCTGGCGGAAGGCATTATAAACGCGATCCCCGTTCTTGTTGCAGCGCTTCCGCAGTTGATAACCAGCTTGATCGACGGTTTGCTTTCCGCAATCCCGCAGATCATTCAAGCGGGTATCGACCTTCTGACGGCGTTAATTACCGCCCTTCCGGAGATCATCACAACGATTGTTGAAGCGATCCCGCAGATCATTGAAGGCATTATCACGGCGCTTACGGAGAACATACCGCTTATCATTCAAGCGGGCATTGATCTTCTTGTCGCGCTCATACAGGCATTACCGCAGATTATAACGACGATCGTTCAAGCGATCCCGCAAATCATAAGCGGCATTGTAAACGCGCTGATCGGCAACATCGACCAAATCATTATGGCGGGCGTTCAGCTTTTCGTGGCGCTCATTCAGAATTTGCCGACGATCATAGTTGAAATCGTGAAGGCAGTTCCGCAGATTGTTTCCGGCATTGTGCAAGCGTTCGCGTCGCTGGGCGGCGAAATGATAAACGCTGGCGCAAACCTTCTTCACGGCTTGTGGGAAGGTATCAGCGGCGCGGCTTCGTGGTTGTGGGAAAAGGTATCCGGCTGGGCTTCGTCCCTTGTTTCGGGTATCAAGGACTTCTTCGGCATTCATTCCCCGTCAACGGTATTCGCTGAAATCGGCGGCAACATGGCGGACGGCGTGGGCGTAGGCTTCACCGACAACATGGGCGGCGTTGAAGGCGATATGACCGCCGCAATGGGCGGAGCGGGCGCGCTGACGGCGGCGGAAGCAGTAAACGCCGTGAACAACGGCATTATTGCGAACATTGAAGGCTTGTCCGGAGCGGTGAACGCGATCGTCGAGCGGGTTATTACCGGACTGACGGCGCAAGCTCAACGTTTCAATCAAGCCGGACAGGACTTCGGCAAGAACATAGCTTCCGGCATGGTGGCGGGTATCGTGCAGATCACGCAGAAAGTACCGCAGATCGCGCAAAGCATTATTACCGCATTCACGGCACAACATCAAAAGTTCGTAACCGAAGGAACGAACATCGACAAGAGCATAGCGCAAGGAATGATCGCGGGTATCCCGCAGATCACGGGCAAGGTTGCACAAATTATTCAGCCCGTTATTACCGCGCTTCGCTCTTACGTATCGGAGTTCACGGCGGCGGGCGAAGAGATGGTGCGCGGCATTTGGCAGGGCTTTCAAAATATGTCCGGCCGGCTTGAAAGCCGTGTCCGCTCTACGATGAGGGATATTGTGGCGGCGGTTGAAGAGGAAATGGACATCAATTCCCCGTCGAAGGTTTTTGCCCGTATCGGTTCGTACATGGCGCAGGGCTTGGGCGAAGGCTTCGCCCGCGAAATGCGCGACGTTGAAAGTTCGATCCGGCGCGAAACGTCGAACGCCGTTCCGGAATTCCGTTCCGGAGAGGGACGCGACACGCGCGGCGGCGGTACGCCTTCCGTTGAAGTCGTGCAAAACATCTATGCGAACGAAACGAGCTACGCCGAACAGCAAAGACAGGCGGCGCGGCAGTTCCGGCAGATTGCGCGGGAGGTTATGGCATGAGGACACAAGAAAAATTGATCTACACGAACGAGCGCGGGGAAAGCATAGAGTTTTCCCCCGCTTCTTCGTATCACGTAAACTTCAAGGACGTTACCGGACTTTCCGACGTGCGGAACGCTATTTACAGCGCCAACAGCATGGGGCAGGACGGCGACACATACTTGGGCTATCGGATCGAAAGCCGCGATATTGACATCGTGGGATACATCAAGGAGCGGGACAAGCAAGCGGCGCAGAACCTACGCCGGAAGCTGAACCGCATATTAAATCCGCAGTACGAAGCAACGTTGACGTATGTTTTCGGCGACTTCCGGCGGGTGATCGGGTGCAAGATCGACGACGCGCCGATCTTCAAGCGAAAGCCGATCTTCGAGCAATTCACGGTTAGTTTGTCTTGCCTTAATCCGTTTTGGAGAGAGGAAACGGAAACACGCGAGGACATAGCAACGTGGATCGGCGGCTTTGAATTCCCCGTTCCGGACGGGCTGGAGCTTTACGACGGCTGGGAAATCGGCTATCGCCAGCCATCGCTGATTGTGAACGTCTACAATTCCGGCGACGTGAAAAGCGGTATCCGGATCGAGTTCCGCGCGATCGGCGCGGTTACAAATCCCGTATTGCTGAACGTCGATACACGGGAGTTTATCAAGCTGAATATTTCGCTTGTAGCGGGCGACGTTTTAACCGTTTCCACGGGCTACGGTGAAAAAGCCGTGAAGCTGAACCGTGGCGGCACGATTACAGACGCGTTCCGCTATCTCGACGTTGATAGTTCGTATTTGCAGATCGCCGTGGGCGACAATCTCTTCCGTTATTCAGCGGACGCGAACGCCGAAAATCTCGAAGTTTCGATCTATCACAATAACTTGTATTTGGGGGTGTAGCGCGGTGGAATTATACGTTTATAGCCGCGATATGACACTTCAAGGGATCGTCGAAAAGATTTCGTCCTTGATATGGACGCGGCGTTATTGGAGTTGCGGCGAATTCAAGTTGCTTGTTCCCTTCACGGAGGAACACGCCCGCTTGCTGGTGAAGGAAAATATCATCATCAAGCGCGGCGGCAACGAAGCGGCGGAAATCCGCTATATTCACATCACGAAGAATTCACAGGGCATGGAGGAAATAGAGGTTCAAGGCAAGTTCCTTCTTTCGTGGATCGGCAAGCGCATTTTGACAACGCAGATCATCACGAAGGACACGACACAGAACATTCTATACGCCATTGTGAAGCAGACTTGCACGAACGCAGGAGCGGCGCGCAATATCCCGAATTTCAGCATATCCACGACAGACGCAGACACCGGAAGCGGGCAGATCGACTATACTTCGGAGCAATACGCGAACGCCCAGCTTGCGGCGGAAACGGCGGCGAAGGCGGCGAAGCTGGGTATTCGGGTTCTGACAAATGCCCGCACGGGCAAGCATACCTTTTCCGTTTACGAAGGGCGCGATCTTACGGCGGGCAATACCGCAGGGAACGCGCCTTGTATCTTTTCGCAGGAGTTCGACAACATCGTGGAACAGGAATACACGAACAGCGTTGAAAACCTTAAAACAACGGCTTACGTCGGCGGAGAGGAAAAAGAAGGCGTAACGCGGAAGGTTGCCGAAGTCGGCGGCAGTTCGACGGGGCTTTCCCGCGACGAAGTTTTCATCAATGCAACGGACATCGTGCAGGAATACGAAAACGAGAGCGGGCAGACCGTAACGCTTACCAACGCGCAATATTTAGCGCTTCTTTCCGCGCGCGGCGTTGAAGAGCTGGAGCAATACGCGGAAACGCTTGCTTTCGGATCGAAGATCAACACGAACGCGAATTTGAAGTACGGCACGGACTACGATTTGGGCGATCGGGTAACGTGTATCAATAAGCGCTGGAACGTCCGCATTGACGTTCGCATAACGGAGATCGCGGAAACCTACGAAACCAGCGGCGAAGAAATAGATATTACATTCGGCGAGAGCTTGCCCGCGCTTCTGACACAAATTCGGCAGATTACGAAATAAAGGAGGGCTTCACAGCATGGAAAAATCAAGTTTCTTCAACAGCGTTTCGCACGATCGCACGTACAAGGCGGAGGATTGGGCGGAATACTTCGCTTCGTTCATCGGGAACGGCGTTTTCCCCGTTCCTTCGACGGGGCTTCAAGTCGTCGCAAACGACGGAATGAAGCTGAACGTTAAAACGGGCAAAGCGTGGATCAACGGTTACTTCTACTTCAACACGGGTGATCTTGCCGTCGAGCTTGACACGGCGGACGGACAGTTGAACCGCATTGATCGCGTTGTCGTGCGCTGGGATTTGACAAACCGCGTTATGTCGGTGAAGGTCAAATCTTCTTCGTTCAGCGCGTCCCCTACCGCGCCCGCATTGCAGAGGGACGCGGACGTTTACGAGCTTGCGCTGGCGGACATCTACGTGGGCGCGGGCGTAACAGCAATCACGCAAAGCAAGATCACGGATCAACGCTTGAACACGTCGCTTTGCGGCGTTGTTGCCGCCGTCGTTCAGCAGATCGACACGGCGGCTTTTAACGCACAGCTTCAAGCGTGGTTCGCTGAATATCAATCCCTTTCGGCGGCGGAGTACAACACGCTTGTTTCGTATATGAATTCGCTGAAATTGCAGGGTAACACGCAGTACGAAGCGTTCGAGCAACACATGGCGGATTTTGAAACACAGGCGGCGGCGGACTTCAACGCATGGTTTAACGGCTTGCAAAACGTCCTTGACGATAACGCGGCAACAAATCTTCTGAATATCACGAACGCGCTTGACGCGCGCGTGGATATGCTGGAAGCGGTGCTTTTCAATGACATTACGACAAATCCGTTCTTGATCCTCTTCGATGATCTCGACGGCGTAACGTCTACGGGCATTTGGAACGAGAGTTTGCAGAGGATCGAATGCTGACGCGGTACGCTTGCACGGCGGCGGAATTGTCGTGCGTGATCGGAAACATCTTCGCGGAGCTTTCCCCACCGTGCGCGGCTTGCGGCGCGGAGGTATTACAGATCACAGGAACAACGGTTACAGGGAACGCGGCAACGCTGACCGTTACCGAAGCGGGCTTCGATTTCGACGGGTGCGCCGACGATACCGCTATGATCGAGAGAATGCGGAAAGGACGGTGCATATATGCAAAGACCGGAGCGGGAGCGGAAAGAACCGACGGAATTCAACGTGATTGTGAAAGCGAAAGACCTTGTAAAGCACACCTTCACGATCACGAATTCGACGGAGCGCTACCCGAAGAAATACCGCTTCACGCTTGTAAACAGGATACAGGATAAAGCGGTGGACATTTACGAATGCGTCCTTGAAGCGAACGAATTAGACCTTCGGGACGCGCAGGAATACAGACAACGGCAGAAGCTACAAGCAAAGGCGCTGACCTATTGCAAGGAGCTTCTATTTTTCATAGAGCTTTCGCAGGAAATGGGCTTTATTTCTATGAGCAGTTGCGAATATTGGTCAAAACTTGCGCTTGAAGTGAAGTACATGACGACCGCGTGGAAGAAGCGGGACAAAACGAGAGCTTGAAAAACGTTCGGGGTACATCTTGATACGCCTAATTCGTCGAACGCCAACAACGTCCGCAACGTCAATTCGGACGGCTCTTTGAACAACAACAACGCGTACAACGGCAACAGGGGCGTTCGCCCGCTTCGGTGGACTATGTGAACGAGTAGGCACAGCCGAAAGCAGAATACCACCATCAAAGGAAGGTGTATCCCGTCGCCGCTATCCACGGCGGGGACGAATACAGGATCGCCGATACCGGAGCATACCGCCTTCCGGCGGCTGGCAAAGGTTATAAACAGCGAGGATTTTTTATTATGACAGACTTTGAAAAGATACACAGTTTTGAAAGCCTATACAATGCCTACCGAAAGGCGCGGCAAGGCAAGAGGTAGAAAGGAGCGGCGGCAAAGTTTGAAGTTAATCTTCTTGAAGCGCTGAACCTATTAAGCGCGCAGTTCAGAACGAAGCGCTATACCATGTCCCCGTATAACACGTTCGAGGTATACGAGCCGAAGCGCCGCGTGGTTATGTCGAACAGCTACAAAGACAAGGTTGTTCAACATTCGCTTTGCGATAACGTGCTTGAACCGATTTTGACACGATCGTTCATTCGCGATAACTACGCGTCGCAGGTGGGGAAAGGTACGCATTACGGGTTAGACAGGCTTCAAGAGTTCATGCGGAGGTTTTACAGGAAGAACGGAATTGACGGCTGGATACTGAAAGGCGATATTTCAAAGTATTTCTATTCGATCCGGCACGACGTTTTGAAAACCTTAATCCGCGAGAAGATAACCGATCCGGACGTTTTGTGGCTTGTCGATCTTATCATCGACAGCACCGAAGGCAACGTCGGAATACCGATCGGCAATCAAACTTCACAGCTTTTCGCCCTTCTCTACCTTGACGGGCTGGATCACTTCGTAAAGGAAAAGCTGGGTATCAAATATTACGGGCGCTATATGGACGACTTCTTTTTGATCCATCACGACAAAGCATATTTGCAGGAGTGCCGGAAGCAGATTGAAGCGTTCGTACAGGCGCGCGGGCTTTCGCTGAATGCGAAAACAAATATCTTTCCCTTAAAACACGGCGTTGATTTCTTGGGCTTTCATACATACTTGACCGAAAGCGGCGCGGTGATCCGCAAGGTGCGCCGCAGGAGCAAAAACAATATGAAGCGGAAGTTGAAGAAATTAGCCGCCCTTCACGCGGCGGGACGGATCGACGCAAAGACCGTCGAACAATCCTATCAAAGCTGGAGAGGACACGCAGAAAAGGGAAATAGCTATCATTTGATCCGGCGGACGGATCAGTATTACAACAGCTTAATGAAAACAAAGGAGGCGGCACAATGTCAAAAACATTAGGCAGTTTGACGGTGGGCGCGAAGATTGAAGTTCCGGTTCTTTCGGCGTATCAATCAAGCTTCGGATCGAAGATCGTTTTCAAGATCGCCGACAAGAACCACAGCGGCTACCCGTCGAATTCCGTAACGCTGATTACGGAAAAGATCATTCAGTTAATGTGTTTCGACGCGAAAGAGCCGAGCAACAGCAACAGCGACCGGAAACAATACGGCAATAACCGCTATCAGTATTCAAACCTTCTGCAATGGCTGAACAGCAACGCGGCGGCGGGCGCATGGTACAGCGCAAAGCACAGCGCGGACGCGCCGCCTACAAACGCGAACGTATGGAACAATTACAACGAGTACGACGCGTGGGCGGGCTTCCTTGCTATGCTTGATCCGAAGTTCGTTGCGGAGCTTCTGACCACAACACAGACCGTCGCAAGGAACACCGTTACCGACGGCGGAAGTTATGAAACGGTAACGTCAAAAATGTTCCTTCCGTCCACCACCGAAGTGGGGCTTGCGAATGAAAACAATATCGCAGAAGGAACGCTTCTTGCGCTATTCAGCAACGACGCTTCCCGCGTCGCTTATCCTACGGCGCAATGCGTGAGCAATTCGGAGTACACGAACAGCAATTTCAGCACGTCAAAGGGCTGGTATTGGTGGCTTCGAACGCCTAATTCGTCGAACGCCCACTACGTCCGCAGCGTCTATTCGGGCGGCTCTTTGGGCAGCTACTACGCGGACTTCGGCAGCTGGGGCGTTCGCCCGCTTTGTAATCTTAAATCTTCTATCTTGGTATCTGACAGCCCGAACAGCGACGGAAATTATACGGTAATCTACAATTCCGCGCCTTCCGCGCCGCCCAGCATTACCGCGCCAGCGACGTGTTACAGCGGGCAGAACATCAACATTTCTTGCGCGGCGGCGACCGATCCGGACGGCGACGCGCTGACCTATTGTTTCGAGCGCTCATACAACAACGGCGCGTGGACACAGGTTCAAGCGTCCGCAAGCAGGACGTTCACGGAAGCGGTATCGACCGCGTGGAACACGTTAAAATACCGCGTCCGCGCAAAGGACAGCTACGGCAATTATTCCGCGTACACCACAAGCGGAGATATTGCCGTAATCCATAACCAGCCGCCAGTGATTTCCGGCAGTAACGCCGATCTTGGCACGAAGCGCGGGGATTTCACCTATCAATACAGCGTAACCGATCCGGACAATGACGTGGTGAACGTCGTTGAAAAGATCGACGGAAAGACAATCGCGACGAAGAACGCGATCACGCTGGGCGCGACGCAGACGCTTTCCGTTTCCGGAAATACCTTCACGGCGCTTACGAACGCCCAGCACACGATCACAATTACGGCGACCGACAGCGCGGGGAATAGCGCCGTCCGGACGCTGACGTTCACGAAGTCGATTGCGGGCTTCGTTATCACGCTTTCAGCGCCGCTGGAAGCCAACAGCCAGCCGACACGCGCAAATGTCAAGGTAACGCGCGACATTCCGGCGGGCGGCACGTTCAAGGTTGAAGTTACGAATAATCCGTTTGACGCGTCCCCCGTTTGGGAGGATTGCACGAACGCGGTTATTCAAGGCGTTGCACACGTTTTCACAAACAAGATCAACACGGAGGCGCAGTACGGAATGAATATCCGCGTAACCGTCCAGCGCGGCGACGCGCTGACCGCTTGCTGGGTATCGGGGATCGGGGGGAATTTTGAATGAGCGTAATTCACAAGAAGAGCAACGGCGGAGCTTCCACCGAAATTGAAAAAGAGGTTCGGGAAGTCAAAGCGGCGGGAGAGCAAACCGCCGCTTTGCTTGCCCTATCCTTCAAAGCGCAGATCGTGCAGGATCGCGCCGCCGGAACGAACGTCATTTCCGACGCGGCGATCCTGCAATCGGCGGAAGTGATCGAATACGACGAATACGCCGACAATCACGCTTACAACACCGTCGGCGAAATCATCAAGCACAACGGGCGGTATTACGAGATCAAAGCGGCGCACACGTCGAACGCGGCGGCTTATCCCGTTGAAACCACCTTCGCGTACTATCGCTTGATCGAGCTTTCCGCGACCGGAACGCTTGACGATCCGATCCCGTATCCGGAAACGGCGGGGATCGTCGTTAATGTCGTTTCCGGCTTGTATTACAGCTACAAAGGCGCGGTATACCTTGCAAAAGCAGATATGCCGAATTGCGTTTATCCGCCGGACACGGCGGGCTTGTGGCAATGGGAAAAAGTAACCTAACGGGAAGGAGGATCAGCGATGGACACTTTCGCAACGGTTCTTTCCGTCTTTTCTACCGTATGCGCTATCGTGTTCGGCTATATCGCTTTTGTTCGTAACAGGGACAAGGACAAGGAAAGCAATGTGAAGCACGACGCGACCGTTTTAACCGAGATCGGATACATCAAGGCGAACACGGACGAAATCAAGGCGGAGCAGAAGGAACAGCGAAAGACGAATACGGAGTTCGTAACGCGCTTGACCGACGTTGAAGCGTCGGCGAAACAGGCACACAAGCGGCTTGACCACATCGAAAAACGAATGGATCAAGCAGAGTAACACCAGCGACGGCGGGGACTTCCCGGCCGCTTCTTCATTGCAAAGGAGGGTTCAGCAATGAGCAATAGCAAACTTATTTCGTGTACGCTGATTTCACCGAACAAGAACAGCCCACGAAATCACAAGATCGACACGATCACAATTCATTGCTTCGTCGGGCAATGTTCCGCCGAGAGGATCGGCGAAATCTTCAAGCCGACTTCGCGACAGGCAAGTTCAAACTACGGGATCGGCTACGACGGGCGGATCGGGCTTTACGTCGATGAAGCCGATCGTTCGTGGTGCAGTTCTTCGGCGGCGAACGATAACCGCGCAATCACGATCGAGGTTGCAAGCGACACAAAGCACCCATACGCCGTAAACGATAAAGCATACGCGGCGCTTCTTGATCTTGTCGAAGATATTTGCCGCCGGAACGGGATCAAAAAGCTGGTATGGAGTACAAGCAAGGACGACCGCGTAAACCACAAGAACGGGTGCAATATGACCGTTCACAGGGATTACGCGAACAAGGCTTGCCCCGGCGATCATCTGTATAACCGACACGGCGAGATCGCGGCGGAGGTAAACAGGCGGCTGGGCGTTCCAGCGGAGGAACAGAAGCCGGAGCAGAAGCCGCAGGGCGACGCGAAGAGCCTTTACCGCGTCCAGCTTGGCGCGTTTGAGAAGAAGGACAACGCAACGGCGTTCGCGGCGAAGCTGAAAAAGGAAGGCTTCGATACCTATATCGTGCAGATCGGCAAGTATTACAAGGTGCAAGTGGGCGCGTTCAGCGTCAAGAAGAACGCGGAAGCTATGCTGGAGAAGTTGAAGAAGGCGGGACACGACGACGCTTTCATTACCTATTCCGGCACGTCCGGCGGGACATCGGCGCGGAAGATCACAACGGGAAGCAAAGTGCGCGTGAAAGCGGGCGCGAAAACCTATTCCGGCGGAAGCCTTGCTTCCTTCGTCTATTCCCGCGATCACATCGTCAAAGAGCTTTCCGGAAAGCGCGCCGTGATTACCTACGGCGGAACGGTTGTCGCGGCGGTGAACGTCGATGATCTAACGCTTGTTTAACACACGCACAACGCACGGTATGCGTTACACAACGCGCGCCGTGCGTTAATTGCGCTATGAAAGGGGACGCAATGAAAAACAAACCTTCGAGCGGGAAGCGGGTGGCGAAGCGCCGCTTCTTCAAGGCTGACGAACGCTTCGCAACGAAAGCCGTTATTGTGATCGCAATTACAACGGCGGCTTTCATCGTCGCGCAGTACGTTTCATTCCTTATCACGCGGCAGGAACAAACCGTTCTGATCGAATGGTATTTCCGCGCCGTCGTGATTGAATGCGGCGTAATGATGATGAAGCGTCTTGCCGAAGTAATCGTCGGCAGGATCAAGAAAAAAGAAAAAATCGACATAACAGAAAGCGAGGATACAAACAATGACTATTGATCTTACCAGCATTGCAAACGCCGTGATCGCTCTTATCGCGGCTATTATTACCGCCTTCGTGATCCCGTGGATCAGAAACAAGACGACCGCCGCACAGTTTGAGAAAATCAAAATGTGGGTAACGGTTGCCGTCGAAGCCGCCGAACAGCTTTACACCGGAAGCGGCAGGGGCGCAGAGAAGAAAGCATACGTTGTTGAATTTCTTAATAGCAAGGGCTTCAAGATCGACGCGGAAACGCTGGATAAACTGATCGAAGCCGCCGTCTTTAATCTTCCGGACTACTTCACTATTTCCGGCATTCCGGCGGATACCGACAGCAACAAAGAGTAATTGACCGCGCGGCGGATCGCGCTTCCCCTTTCAGCCTTCCGCCGCATAAAGAACAATCCCCCGTGCGGGCTTTCGAGCCTTGCACGGGGGATTTTTTGTTTGGTTCATTCCTTCGGCGGTTCGACCGACGCTTCCGACGGCGCGGCGGTTTTCCCTTTAATGAGTTGATACAGCTTCTTACAGCCGACCGCAATTCCCTTGAATAGATAGTAATAAATCTTGTAAAACGCCCACAAGAAGAAGTACAGACACCAGCCCGCGCCGATAATCATATACCACATCAAATAGAACATTCCGGCGAAGAGCATAGCGAAGCACCACAACGGCGCGTTTCGCTTATTCACACGCACACCGAAGCCCAGCCGGAAACCGGACATCTTCTTCAATGTCTTTGTAAAGCTGACGAACATTAGAGCAAATCCCCCTTCTTAAATGTAAATTTTCAAGGCAGAATTCGCCCATTCTGACCTTTAACACAATTATACGCCCGTCATGCGCTAAAATCAAGAATAAAGCGGAATATTTACACACCGTTTGCAAATAATCAGAATGAAGAGGGATCGCGGCGGCAATGAAGATATATGATTACAACGGCAAGAAGAACATTTGCGGCGACCGATTGCGCGAAGCGCGCGTCGTCCGGCGGCTACGTCAAGAGGATTTAGCCGCACAAATACAGTTGAAAGGGATCAACATGGAGCGGGACAGCATAAGCCGAATTGAAATCGGTACGCGCTTCGTATCCGACTTTGAATTGAAGATATTTGCGGAAGTGCTGGGCGTTTCGGTAAATTGGCTTTTAGGTATAGACGAATAACGGCGGCGGGGTGATCCCGTCGCCGCTTATCTTTTATAGGCGCATAAAATACGTATTTTTTTCTCAAAACCTATTGACATATACGCATTGAAGGCGTATAATAGTAAATGCAAGGAGGACAGCAGATGAAAACAAAAGACCTTATCGAGCTTTTAGAACGAAACGGCTGGAAGTTCAAGCGGCACGGCGCGAACCACGACATATACGTGAAGGACGGTCAAAGGGAAAGCGTCGTAAGGCACAGAGAAACCGACGAAGAGTTAGCAAAAGCAATCATCAAGCGGCGCGGGCTGAAATAAGCCCGCCGCCACTTGACAACAATATAGGAGGTACGGACAATGAAATTCAAAAAGCAAGCGAATGTCGCGTTCTTTTCAAAGTATGTCCGCGAAGATGGAAAGTTCACGATTACAAGTGTTGATCGCCGCGTCAACGGGACTTTGAAAAACGTGTTCGAGGTAACAGACGAAGCCGGAAGCGTGATCGACACATTGCCGCGCCTTAAAGACGCAAAAGCAAAATACGCGGAGATTTGAAGGAGGTATTCAGAATGAAAAACGCATATCCTATCGTTATGACGCAAGGAAAAGAGTTCATCGTGGTATTTGTCCCCGATTTCAATATCAATACGCAGGGCAAGGACGTTCCGGACGCGATCGAGATGGCGCGGGACGCAATCGGGCTTATGGGAATTGATATGCAGGACGACGGCGAAGCGTTGCCGGAAGCGTCGAGCATTGCAAGCGCACAAGCCGAAGCGCCGTCCGGCGCGATCGTTTCGCTGGTTGACGTTGATTTCGCGGAGTACCGCAGAAAGAACGATATGCGCGTCGTGAAGAAGAATTGCACCATTCCTTCATGGCTTAACTTTGAAGCGGAGCGGGCTGGCGTGAATTTTTCCGCCGTCCTGCAAGCGGCGCTTAAAAGCGAATTGCATATCACAAGCAGATAATCAGAGAGGGCGAAGGGCGGCAGAAATGCCGCCCTTTTGTCATATTCGGAAGCTGGAGGAAGGAAGAATGCACAAACACTTGACTTGGACAGACCGCCTAAAAATCGAAAAAGGCTTGAAAGAGGGCTTGAAGCCTTGCGCGATTGCCGACCGTCTGCACGTCCACAATACAACGATATACAGAGAGTTGAAGCGCGGACGCTATACGCATTTGAATTCCGACTTGACGACCGAAGAACGCTATTCGCCGGAGATCGCGCAACAGCGCTATGAAGAGAACCTAAAAGCCAAAGGCGGCGAATTGAAGATCGGCAACGATTACGAATTATCCGCCTTCATCGAAAAGAAGATCGGCGAAGAAGGCTATTCCCCCGCCGCCGTCGTCGGAGAAATCAAGCGGCTGGGGCTGACCTTCAAAACGGAGATCAGCGAAAAGACGATCTATAATTACATCGACAAGGGTATATTCTACGGGATCAGCCGCGAGAGCTTGCCGGAACACGGGGAGCGGAAGCGGAAGTATGACAAGGTGGAGCGGAAGAAAGCCGCCCGCGCGCCGCAGGGCGAAAGCATAGAAGAACGCCCGCAGGAAATCAACGATCGGCAGACCTTCGGACATTGGGAAGGCGATTGCGTATGCGGGAAGAAGCGGACGAAGGAAACCTTGTTCGTTCTTTCGGAGCGCTTGACGCGGAACGAAATTATTATCAAAATGCCGGATCAGACCGCCGCCAGCGTCGTGGCGGCGCTGAACAAGTTAGAACGACGCTTCGGGAAGAAGTTTTCACAGATATTCAAAAGCATTACGTTTGACAACGGATCGGAATTCATGGATTGCGCCGGAATTGAAAAATCCGTCTACGGCAAAGACCGGAAGCGCACGAAGGTTTACTATTGCCACCCGTACAGCGCATACGAACGCGGCACGAATGAGAACATAAACAAAATGATACGGCGGTTCTTGCCGAAAGGAACAGACTTCCGGAAAGTAACCGCCGCATATATTCAGCGCGTCGAAACGTGGATCAACAATTACCCGCGCGAGATTTTAGGCTTTGAAACGTCCGGATCGCTCTTTGAAAGATACGTCGCCGAAGCCGCTTGAAGCCTTCTGAAAAAATATTTTAGTTTTTTCTGCTTTTACTCTTGACTTTTGCGTATGTTGAGAGTATCATTAAATGCAGAAGAAACCGTTACGGTTTTTCCTGCATTATTTTTTTATCCGAAGGCAGGCGGAAGGAGGTTAAAACATTGAACGGATACAGTTATTTGACGCTGGAACAGCGCCGCGAGATCGAAAGAATGTATGCAGAGGGTGAACGCGTTGTTGACATTGCCGCCCGTCTGAAAAGGAGCGCCGCCGCTATCTACGAAGAGTTGAAGCGCGGCTATACGGGAGAGTTTGACGGCTACGCCCGCCCGAAGTACAGCGCCGATCTTGCACAAGCGACGGTGCAAGAGAATTTCCGACGCAGAGGAAACCGACGCGGCGCGAATTGCTGAAATACGAAAGGAGCTATTCAATATGAAAATGAAGAGGATCGCAAACAACGTGGCGCTTCAAACGATCGGCTACGTAATTAGCGGATTTACGAACGTGTATATCTACGTTCGGGAAAGCGGCTATCAGAAGCGGGACATTTACAGGGGCTTGTATAAGCACTTCGCGCACGACGAAATGAACAAATACGCATATTGCAAGATCACGGAGCTTCGCGCCGATGAAAACGTGCTTTACATTGGCATTGAAGAGTAACGCGGGAAAGGAGCTATTCGGAATGAGTACAACACGATACAAAATCCGTTTATGGGAATACGACGGCGAAGCGTCCGTCGCAAACGCCGTTACCTTCGACAGCTTCGCAGAAGCGGAAGCACGGTTCAATGATCTTCGAGTTTCGGAGGAAATGCCGTGCGTTGAGTTCATCAAAGAGCGGATCGCGAACGGGTGCATTATCGGCGACGAAGTTTTGAACGTTCGGCAGTTCACTTCGGTATTTGACGCTATCACGAAGGACAAGCCCACGCTGGCGGGCTTCCTTCGTTCCCTTCCGGTCATAGAAGCGCCGCGGGACGCGGCTTTTCAGAAGCGTTATTGCTCTTCCTGCACGGCGGAGAATTGCGACGCTTGCGCGAATGAGCAGTTCCGGAACAATCCGGAATGGTGGCTTTCCCTTCCGGCGGCGGAGGTGGAACAATGACGGCGGATCGGGCGCGCGGAGCGCTTGCCGTCCTGCAAGACGCGGACGGGAAGTTTATTTGCGAAGTGCCTTGCGGTTACATAGTTGAGCAGACAGCCAGCGCACACAAGCCCCGGCGGATACAGGCACAACGACGGCGGCGGGCAATGCTTCGCCGTCGCGTCGCCCTTACGGTTGCGTTGCTGACCGTCGCCGCCCTTCTTGCGGCGCTTATGCCGTGGAACGGGAGCGGTGCGGCGGACAAGCCGAAGGATACGACCGCCGGAACGCTTGAAGAGGTACACCAGCCGACCGCCGTTCTTCTTCCTTCGAGCGGGACGGTGGCGGGATATGTGCCGAACGCGGCGGAGGTTGAAGCCCTTGCAAAGCTGATCTACGGCGAAGCGGGGATCGTTCCTTCTACGACGGAGCAAGCGGCGGTTGTATGGTGCGTTCTGAACCGCGTTGACGATCCGCGCTTCCCCGACACGGTGCTGGAGGTTATCGAAGCGCCCTATCAGTTCAGCGGCTACGATCCCGAATATCCCGTGAAAGAGGAATTCGCCCTTCTTGCGGCGGACGTGCTGACACGATACCGCGCGGAGCGGGACGGCGAAGAAAACGTCGGGCGGGTGCTTCCGGCGGAATACTGCTTCTTCACGGGCGACGGGCGGCGCAATCACTTCACGACGGAATGGAAAAGTACGGATTGCTTCGGCTGGACGCTTGAAAGCCCGTACACGAATTAAGGAGGGGCGGCGAATGCTTGAAATCAGACCTACGCACTTAAAGCCCGCCCGCGAGTTCGTCGGGAAATACCATCGGCACAATATACCGCCAGTTGGCGGAAAGTTCGCGATTTCCTGCTTTGAAGGCGAACGGCTTTGCGGCGTTGCAATATGCGGCAGACCTACGGCGCGGAAACTTGACGACGGCGCGACGCTTGAAATCTATCGGAATTGCACCGACGGGACAAGAAACGCTTGTACGAAACTGTACGGCGCTTGTGTCCGGAT